ATGGGCCAGTTCTTTCGCACATCTAAGATGCAACTAATACACATTAAATAAGTAGTAACTTTTTGATAAAAATAAGATTGATACAATATTCTCAGGACGGCAACTCCATCCGCCCAACACTCATATACGCAGCCCGTAAAAAGGTGTGCATCATTTCGGTTGTCAGGATCATCCCTTCTGGCAACCGGAACTTAAAAGTATTTCCGGGTATCTCCATAAATTCCTGATATAATAAAAATGTATCGTAAGATTCGTAGATCTGGTATTCCATAATTGTTCCCCCTCTTGCATTGACTACATATTATTATAACACAGAGGGGCTTGAATTGAATTTATTAAAAATACATTTTGATGGAAAATAATATTATTCCCCTCAGAGAGCTAATCTCCGAGGGGGTTTTTATTAAATAGATTTAACCGGTTCACGATACAATGGGTTCATCAGTCTCACATGCCATGGTGCATTTTTGCCCCAACTGTAGCATGGCATATCATGCCCAAAGTTATCCTTATAGACCTGCTGAATGATTTTTAACTCATCCGGATGTTCCAAAGCCGTCACCACTCCATCGTGCATCCAATATACACATCCTTTTCCCTCTACCGTAAACATACACTGCATAGTCTCTTCTCCTTCCTGATCTGTTGTTGTGCCTTGGTTTCCGTTTATAAGCTCCTTGATACGGTTAATAAAATAGGCTTTTGTCTGCGCTGCGCCGCCGTGAATCTCCACTGATCTGTGCGGACAAGCGGTTGCAAACACCTCCTGATGCAGCATGATCGTGCTTGCACTTGGTGTAATTCCATACTGCTTGCACTTCTGTGCTGCCAACTGTAATGCTTTTTCCTCATTCGCTTTAAATACATTCAGATCGCCCATACTCTGGCAGACTTCTATTCCCAAGAAATTAAGATTTCCATTCGAATTTCCGCAATGCCAAGCACAGTTTGAATCATCCTCTGCTTGCAGAATTCCATCACTACAAACATAATAATGCGCAAATCCATTCTCCAAGTTCGCTCTCTGCAAGTAGTTTTTATAGTATTCCGATGTTGCGTTCTGGCTGTCTGCCCCGTTGTGGATAAAAATACCGACAGGATTCATCCCTCTCCTGCCGGCAATTCCTCTACAGATACTCATTCTTTCTCTTCCTCCTGTTCTTCTGCCTCGAATGCCTTTTCCAGTTCCTCTACGGATACTCTGCCAAATTCGTTCTGTTCGCTCATGATCTCACCTCCTCCGTGCGATGTCGCACAACTTACATATCGTATTTAATGTTTTTCCACTTTTTATAAGCATCAAAATATAACTCGTTTTTATCTCCGTTGTATGTGATCTCATAATACATTCCATCACTTACCGGCGTACTAAGCAGCGCCTTGTGATTTTGCAGTGTCTTACAATACCAAACCACAAATACATCATCTACCGTCATGTTGTCAGATGTATCAGTCTTGTCTTTATTCTGGTTAAAATAATCTGCTACCTTTGCCTTGCAAATGTTTAAAAATTCCTTGCTTCCCATGATTTTAACTCCTTTCCGTGCGATGTCGCACAATAAAAGAGGACGATTACTCGCCCTCCTGCTCCTGTGATTTATTTGTTAAAACATCCAGTGCTTTTTTTAACGCTTCCGGATATTTTACGCCCATAATTCCAACATTTTCCAAAATCGAGATACCCTCATTTGCTATAAATGCCAGTACTACGGCTGTGCGGATGTAGTCTACGCCGAGAGTGACATCCAATCGGTATGCAATAAGTACGATCAGTAGGGATACCCCTTTTCTGCACAGACCTTTCCATGCAGAGTAGCTGCTTAGCGCACCGTTCTCTGATTTGTTGCTCTTTTTCCAAAAGGCGGCAATCAGAAGTCCGAGAACAAAGTCTACTCCCATAAAAATAAGTAATGTAGTCAAATCCTCGGACCATCCTCCGATCAGGTTTACGAAACCTCCTGCAATAGCTCCGAATACCATGCATAAAAACGCTTTTACATTTGCCAACTGTTCCATTTTCTTCATATCCTCACTTTCCTTTCTGGTTTTAAGTATAAAAATAAGACCATCACGGTCTTGCTCTGATCTCCATATTCGCTCCTTTAGTCATCCGTGATCCATGTGGTAGACAAATGTCGCTCTGTCCAATTTGGATTATTGACATAGATTGTAATTCCACCGTCTTTGCCAATTAGATATCGACCGGTTCCAAAGATCGAGGAGCCGGACACCTCGTTGTAAGGTGTTCTGATGTCGAGCACCGGGCGATACCCAATAGGGATTCGCACCTCATCAAACGCTCCGAAACTTCCGCTGTTCGGAAACTGCGCAAGCATTGTGATATTACATGCTACCATAAATCCTCTTCTTTTTAGCTCCACGCGAATGTTATTAGAGGGGTTTGTGCTTGTATATGGACCTTTCACGGTACCGGAATCGTAAGAGATAGATTTTGTAAGCTGCTTAATTGTCCTAATAAGCCATATGCTATCTCCATTTATGTTTGTCACCGAAAAGTCACGCATCTCCTCATCTCCGCGAATAGAGCATACCATAGATCCATTCGCGATATCATCTGCCATGCTACTGCCGCCGGAATAAAATTCTAATCCAGAGTAGTTTAATCGACTCCCCCAGTACCTAGACGCTGTAAACGATCTTACCATGTCAATATTCTCTTTTTTTACAAAAACGGAAATTGTACCGTCACTGCTTTTAGACACGATCTCTCCAGTGTCTACATTTATGTAAAAGTGTCCACCCTTACTCTTAATAAGTCCGGCTGTTACAGTTCCAAGGTTGGCAACGATCGCACTGAGCGTTTGCACGTCCAGATTCTCGACTGCGATATAATGGATCACCCACCTACTTCCATCCCACCGCTTGATCGGCTGACCGGATGCCGTTTGCCATAACTGGCCAACTTTAGGATTTGACGGAGCCGTAGAAGATACAATTATGCCACTTGGTCCTGTTGCTCCTGTAGCACCGGTCGCTCCCTTATCACCATATACTCCGATGATACATGGTGCTGATTGATACGTGCTACCATTTGTATAGGTAACAACTTCATAATTCCACAGATATTTTTTTGACGCCGTTATTGCTTGTACAGTTGTAGTCCATCCTGATGTGGACGCCGACACACCGCTTCCGCTTGCCGTTGCAAGATAATAATTCGTGATAGACTTTATTCCGTTTCCAGTTGCCCCCTGCGGTCCTTTCGGGCCAGTCGCTCCTTGTGGCCCCTTGGGACCTGTTGCACCTGCATTTCCTTGAGGTCCTTGCGGACCAGTAGCTCCTGTTGTTCCTTTGTCTCCGTATATCCCGATTATTTTTGGTGTAGTGGTCGCTGTCGTATTATCTGTAAACGTAAATTTTTCATAGTTCCACAAGTATTTATTTGTTGCTGTCATCGTAGGAATTGATGTACTCCAACCGCTTAACGCCGTTGTAATTCCTGTTTTTGCGGAAGAAATCAAATAATATTCCGTAATAGTTTTTATCCCTCTTCCAGATGCCCCCGCCGGCCCCTGTGGTCCCGTTGCTCCTTGTGGTCCTGTCGCACCTTGTTCTCCTTTAATCTTCGCCCACTTATAAGATCCAACACTTGCAGGATCGGACTGATTGTAATCCACACAAGTACCGATATACGTTCCCACATCTTCTCCGCTGTTTCCGGTAAACGTTTTTCCTCCATCATTAGAATATTTAATGTGAAGATAGCTTGTCTTGCCGTTTGCGCCATTTGTCCCCGGAATCCCCTGCGTTCCCTGTGGTCCTTGCACTCCCTGGAAGCGTGACCAGGCATATTTCTTTGGATCTTCGCTATCTGCTTGCGTAAAATCTACGTAAGTACCAATGTATGTAGACGGCGTTTCCGTCATCTGGCTACTTGATGTAGGATTCGCAACTGAGGAATACTTGATATGAAAATAGGTGGACTGTCCGGCTGGTCCCTGCGGTCCAGTAGCACCTGTATTTCCTTGAGGTCCCTGTATTCCCTGTTCACCTTTAGGACCTTGTATTCCCTGCAAACCCGGGACTCCCTGAGGACCACGTTTCCCCTGTTCGCCTTTTATTTTTGTCCATGTATACTTCGTAGCATCTGTACTATCTGCCTGTGTATAATCCGTGTACTGCCCGATATAGAGCTTATTTGTACCATCCGTGGTGGAAAATCCCATCTTGCCATCTGCACTGTTTGCGTAGGCGATATGTAGATACGGGGTCTTTCCATCAGCTCCCGGCTTTCCGGGTGTTCCGATCGCCCCGTCTGCGCCTTTTATCTTACTCCACGCGTATTTTTTCGGGTCTGTGCTGTCATTTTGCGTAAAATCAACGTACATTCCGATATATTCCCTATTACTGTCGGACACGGAAAAATCTGTCCTGCCGTCTGCGCTGTTCGCATAGGCGATGTGGGTGTACTGTGTTTTTCCGTCCTTCCCATCTTTTCCCGGGATTCCCTGATCCCCTTTTGGACCCTGTATACCATCCAATCCCGGAGCGCCTTGTGGACCAGGAGGTCCCTGTTCGCCTTGCTCTCCTTTCTCACCTTGCGGACCCTGTTCTCCGTCTTTTCCATCCTCTCCATCCATTACATCTGCGATCGTAACCTCGTAATACCCACGTTTTATCCCATTTTCCATAGCCTCAAACGAGTACACCGCCTTTGTATCCACGTCCGTAGCATTTACCGCAACGCTCTTACCGACATAAAACTCTGTACCGTCTTTGCTCCATCGGATTTCCAGTTTGCCTGTCACATCCACGCCGTTATCGTAAGCGTAAGCGGTCAGAGTAGTGCTACCGATGCCGTTTTTAAAGATAATGCCGTTGTTAGTGGAGATGGAACAGGTGTAAACTTTATTTTTGGAAATCAAGTCCTCCATTCTCTTAATGAGATCGCCGGATATTTCGGACATCAGCTCTTTGTAGTTTGTAAATACCGTCTTTGCTGTTTTTGGATTGGTAAGACTGCGCACCTGTTCGGACACTCTCGCCTGTAGATAAAGCACTGGTGTCCACTCCTGATCCTGCATCCTCACGGTGTCCCCGATGTTGGTGTCAAAATATCCATCCACCTCGTAGGTCACTACCGGCTCGGATGCAACTTTTAGATCAGATAATGCCATACTATAGAGCTTGTCCTTGCTGTCTGTATCGTACTCTTTTCGCAGCATGATATAAGCATCGTCCTTGTTTACGATGTTGGACGGGAATCGGTCTCTTGCCTGCGGTGCCCGGATGAGTGCACCGTCTGTAAAGTACTCGATATTGCCGTTCTCATCATACTCTTTTTTATCCAGTCCATTGATCGTCAACCCGTCTTTCCCGGTCGGTTGGATACAGGTGTAAAGCTTCTCGGCATCTGTGGTTTTTCGGATTCCGGTAATTCCTTTCCCGTACCGCAGGACAATGTCATTCCGGTATTCTCCGACTCCGCTGTATGTATCGGAGTGTTTCCGATATACATTTAGGACAATCTCTTTTAAAGAGTAGTCTCTGTTCAGTACTGTCTCGAATTCGATTTCTGCCGAAAATACGTTAGCCAGAGAAAATAGCCTCTTTAATACGGACGTTGTGCCCGTCCACTCGTTTGTGATCCGTTTGTCAGACACCTCATTAAGCCCTAATTTTAGCGTTCTCTCTGCGTCAAACACGGCAAGGTACTCTTCAAAGCTCATTGCTTTTCCGGCTTTGTATTCGCCGGCATCCTCGTTTATAAGCTCAAATGACAGAGACCATGCCGTAGCGGTAATTATCTTCTCCGTCTGATCGGTATTTACAATATTTAAGTAGTAAGATTTACCCTTGTGTGTAAAGGCTACCTTGTTTCCGACTGTAACATGTTCTGCGTCTGGATGTTTTGCGTTTACCGTAAAAGTGTACGTATTTGCCGTACCTTGTAAGTATTCGTGTAGCTCATCATTCCAGTAGTGCATGGACTTTTTATGCCCGTTGTCCATAAACGCTACTGGCGTGTTATTTGCGCTTAAAATCGCAATTCTGATGTTATCCATTACAAATATACCTCCCGTATTTTCGCTTTAATCTGCGGCGGTGGAGAAGAAAAGGAAGAGTAGCAGAACTGGACTTCCGTTGTTCCCGGTGGAACTTTTGGATAATTGGATCCATTAATCTCATCTCCTTTTGCCGGCATCCCGTTTACATAGACCTTTGTACTCTCTCCGTCTATAGACACCACATCTCCGGCACGATACCGGTTCGGCACATCCTTATACTTATCGACATTGTCTTTCCGGAATCGGATGCTTTTTAAATAGTTGTGTGTAACGTACTGGTTTGTGAGGTTTCTGTCTCCCCACTGCCCGATCCAGATCTGGATTTTTTCGCATTCCATATCCTTTATTTCCGGTATGTTTCTCTCCATATAGCTTCCATACCAGAAAATCCGCAGCTTTTCTCCCTCTTTTAAAAAGTCATTATGGCATCCCATTTTTAGGTTAAACGGATTGCCCTCGTAGGCTGTCGGTTGGAACTCTTCTCGTCTGATTAAGGTGTTTCCTGGAGCAAACCACTCGACACGAGCCGTGTTTCCGACAGAATCACTCTTGTTGATAGACATGGCGCAAATCACCTTGTTATCTCCCGTCAGAAATGCAATGGTCTGTGCTCCTGTCTGTCCCATTAAGCCAGTCTCAAACCAGTGTTGGGTGTAGCAATAAAAGTTCTTCGCCCCACGTCTGCCCTCGCTGTCCACTGGGATAGTAAGTGTTCTCATTCCGCCGTTCCAGTATCCGGATGTTGCTTGTCCACCTTTTAATGCCATGACGTTATATCCGGCAATATTCTTTACTTCGAGTGTTCCCTGTGTGGTGTTTTCCGGATTCTGATAAGAGGTTCCATGATCATCTTGAAACAGGCTGTATCCATCAAACAGGTTTTCAGACGCTTTGTAATTCTCTCCGTCTGCTTCTTCCTCTTTCCCTAGCTGGATCACTCCGTACTGGCTCACAAGTCCGATAAATCCGTTTTCATGATTGTGTGTGATCTCGTAGTCCACATCTGCCCATTCGGTACCGTTGTTTTGAATGGTAATGGTCTGGTATCCGTCTTGCTGTACACCAGGAAACTGCTTTTCGGCGGAAGAATACTTGCACGGGTCGCAGCAATAGAAAGTAAATTCCCCTTTCACATTCATTCTTCCCGGTTCCACATCGCCAACACTCGATTTTGTCCCGATAAAATATTTATCCGGCTCATCTGCAAAAATCAGCTTAACTTGCTCCTTACTTAAAATACTGGAAAGCTTATTAAACTTATCACGAAACTCCCTTGTGGTCTTGCAAAGCAATTGATATCCAACCGTAATGTTTCTTGTAACGTTGCGGCTTTCCAGATATTCAGACCCGCTAATTCCATCGATTTCCCTATCTGTAATTTCAGACTCCAAAAGTTCACGTCCACTCACATACAGAGTTCTATACCCGTCAATTAGATTTTCGATGTATTCTCCATCAATCTGCAGGGCCTCACTTGGCAGGGAGTTTTCACTCCCAACCTCGCCCGTGTCTACAAAATCATACATGACTTCGTTCTCCTTTCAGTCTCATCCTCATACTCTCTCGACTCTCCAGCTCTTTCTGCGTAAATTCTGCCGTAACTCGTGCTGCTTCTCTTCCGTTGTACTCAACTGGAACAACGATTGTGTATGTAGTATTCCGGTTATAAGAATAATCACCGGAAATTTCAGAATCCAAAGCACCTGAAGCTCGCATTCTCATGTCTGTGGATAATGTTGGGATCTCCACAATGTTCTGCGTAGCTTCTGCAACCTTTCTGGACATCGACTCAATTCCAAGCGCAAATCCCTCTCCTACATAGGCGCCCAGCCCCGCAAATACTCTTGACGGACTGTGGATTTTTGCTTTTGCCCTGACTGCAGCATCTGCAGCCGCAGCCATTTGCGCCGCAACTGATCTGATATATCCTAAGGTTGCCGACATACCATTCGCAAAGCCTAACCCTATGTTGTATCCACTACTGTATGCGCCGCTTGCACCGGAAGCCAGGGATGATAATACTGCAGATACAGTTTTGGTTGCGACTGCCTGTGTTGGCTGTAGTCCGTTCTGTACACCCTCTTTTGCACTGTCCCCAAGTTTCTGTCCAGAGTTTCTCGCTTTTCCTGCGCCGTTATCAAATGCGCTTACAATAGATTTCACCGCACTTTTCGCCTTGTTACCAAGCGCATCTAGCCCATCATTTACAATGCTTACAGAATCTTTCATGCTGGTAATGGATTTCTGCGCTGTCTTTGCGTTCTTAGCAATGGACTTCATGCTGGAATTTACCGCCAATAGTGCCGCCGCCATTGCAAGTACACCAACACACGCTGCTACCATTGCGACACCGAATGCAACTACTCCAACTGTGACACCAAGTACTGCAACACCTACTGCAAGCAATCCAACCGCGAGAACCGTGCATCCAACTCCTGCCACAATCGTACCAGCTCCAAATACCGTCATTGCAGCGCCTAACGCCCCGATAGCTACAGATGCCTGTAAGCCATACTCGGCAACAATCGGAAGTACACTTGCCACGATCGCAAGGCCTGCGCTCGCAAGCAATACTGCCGCTCCAACAAGTGCCGCAGCTACACCGAATGCGATCAAACCAACAGCTCCTGCCGTAAGGACAGGAGCTACTGCAGCCGCTACGACCATCAATCCACCAATTGCTACGATCAGGCCAAACATGACTCCAATAGCAAGAGGTCCTGCATTTGCCAGAGAAATTGCGGACATAGTTAATACGGCGATTCCGGCCGCTGCCAAAACAACAGCTGCGCCGAATGCAACAAATCCTGCTGCACCTGCCGATAATGTCGGAGCCACCATTTTTGCCACGATCAGAAGTCCTGCGATTGCAGCTACCATTCCAACTAAAACAGCAACAGCCAATGGTCCCGATTCCGCCACAGCTTTCGCTCCTTGAGCAAGCAAAAAGAAACCACCGCTAATCAGAGCAACTCCTGCACCAAGCATCATAAATGCTTTGGCAGATTCCATAGTGCTTTTCATGCTTTCCCTACTCGACACTCCAACTTCTCTCTGTCCCTTGGAAATTCCAAGCAATTTTCCGGCAATCGCACTAATCCCTGCGCCGGCAAGACCTGCAATCGCACTGGTGAATGCACCTACAAACGGGGCAACACTTTTTGCAATTTTAAAGCCTTTATATGCAACGACAAGCTTAGGAATCTGAGGAATCACTTTCGCGATAGTTTCAGAATGTTCCTCTAAGAAACCAGCAAAGGTTTTCAATGCTCCGCTCGCAGAATCCATTACACTACTAAAAGAACTAATGCTTTCCGTGGATCCAAACGCACCGGTGATCTTTCCGAGATCTTCTCCGATTGCGGAAAAAGCATCTCCAAAAGCGGTCTTCACTTCTAATGCTTCTGTTTTTAAAACATTCCAGTACCCACTTGCTTTATCGAGAAATCCAGTTAATTTCCCTGCGATTGCATCTCCATCAAGATCTCCAATTTTATTAATTATCCCGTCCAAAGATTTAATCGCTCGACCGGATAAAACATCAAATGACGGTGCCAGCTTATTACTTACTGTTTCGGTCAGACCATCCATTGCCTGATCTACAGTCTTATACTCTGTAGCAAGCTTCGTAAATGCGTCATTTGTGCCGACTTTTGCGATAGCATCAAAGAAATCTTCTGTCGCGATTTTTCCGTCCTGCACATTCTGCACCAGCTCCGTGGTAGTCATGCCCATTTCTTTTGCGACTGCCGATATACCAGCCGGAGTCTGTTCGATCATAAGTTTAAAGTCTGCCCAAGCAACTGTTGGTTTCGCTGCCATCTGTGTAGCTTGCTGACTTAAAGTTTTCATTGCCTGTTTTGGATTCTCAGCTGCCGCCGCAAGCCCTCCGAATCCCTTTACAAGCTTGTTCGTGCTTTTAATACCTACTGCACTCAGCTGAGCGTAAGTACTCGCCATATCAGATGCGCTGTAAATAGTATCTTCTGCAAACTCTTGCAATTCCTTTTTTACAGATGCAATCTCGTCAGCGCCTTTGCCAACCATCGACATGTTTCCGTTAAATGTTTTCCATGCAGCACTGGAAGAATTTAATTCCGACACCATACCGCCAATACTGGATGTGACAGCACCAAATGCCTTTTGTCCAATTCCGGCCATGATTCCAAATCCGATTCCACTTGTGAGCGTGCTCTTTAAATTGCTTACGGTACCCATTGCAGATTTGAAAGCAGACGTAAATCCTCTATCCTGCGCAGATAATATTGCCTTTACGGAAAAACTTTCTGCCATGCCATCACTCTCCTTTCATCATTCTGCCGATTATGTCCAATCTTTCATTTTTTTGCTTTCGGTTCCTCACACGATCTACTTCTTTTTCGTAATCAAAAAACTTTCTGAATCTCTGATAAACTGGTTTAGTCTTATTCTTTCCGACCTTTTTCTCTGCTTTCACAGCAAAATTCAGGAATGCTTGCAGATGATTTCGATAGTCCTTATCTACTTCTCTTAGCTGCACAGCCTCCATGAGCAAGGTGTATTCTGGAATTGTCAACCTATCCACTTCTTCAAAGCTCTTAAAGCCAAGATACCGGAAACAATTCAACGCCACCTCTCTGTAGGATTCTTCAAAATCTACATCATCAGCTCTCTCTTCTTCGCTTCTTCCTCTTCCATTCTCTGTTTCTCTTTCTCCACAGCGTCTGCAATCTCTTTCGTAGCTTTTTTTGTAGCATTGGCACTCTCCAAGAAACCCATTACTGTTTCTGTAAGTTCATCAATATCTGTGTCCTCATCGTCGATATACTCATCCAAAAGGCCTCTTGTCACTCTCGGATTCTGCCCTTTATTCGCAACATCAAGAATGTTTACCAATGCATCCGGATCACCATTTATTAAGTTCATAAGCGCATACCGGAATCCTACGTCTTTTTTTACTCCCGGCAATCCATCCACAGGCATATTTGTCTGCTTGTTGATTTCTCTCAAAAATCCCATTCCGAATTTAAACTGGTACACCTGTCCGTTAATTGTTAATTCCATCATATTTTTACCTCCATAAAAAGAGAGCGGTTTTACCGCCCCCTATGTACATAATCATCCGTTTTTCGCCTTACAAATTCTCCTTCTACTAATCAAGGCAGTATCACCAGAGGGGTTTACGATTCCTGCGTCGTATCCTTAAACACATAAGCTGCTACTTCCTGCTGCTGTGCAGTTACAGTAACATCCCCTCGTTTTCCGGAGCCGTTAACACCAAAAGTAAGAGACACCTCTACATTTTCATCTGCCGAGGATGTGATCTCAAATTCCGTGAGATATCCCTGGAAATACATGCCCTTAAACTTATTCGGACCAGGTTCTGCCGGATCCTCAAGGTTTGCCTCCCAGATTTCAAGCAACTCATCCGAATCCATTGCGTCCTCTAACTCAGAGATTAACTTATCTTTCTTCGCAAGGATAGCAGTAGCTGTGATTTCTGTTTCCGCAGCCCCGGGTGTGCGAATTGTTCCGTCCTTCGTTGCCGTAGAATCCGCATCCTTGCTTTTTGTTCTTCCATTTTCTGTCGTGAATGCAAGATTTTTCGCAGCCTCTTCTTTGGCTTTTCCTGCAAGTCGATACAAATAGACAATTTTCTTGCCAGATACCGCCTCTGCAAATAACTGTAAACCTGTCTTAAACATGCTTTTTCTCCTCTCTAACTAAAACTAAATTCTATTTCCAGCAACCCGTGTAAAAGAGGCTGCTTTGTTGTTGTATCCGGAAGTAACCTCTGGTTTACATTCCGGACATCCCATGCAAAATTTTCTGTATGATCCAGTCTTCTGCATGTGGTTTTGATCGCCAACAGCATTTTTGATACCGTTCCTCTCTGTCTTGGATTGTTGTGCCAAACATGGATTGTCTGATGGACACTGCCAAACACAGCGGTCTTATTCGCATCATCGATCAATTGGCTGTCTGCGAGATAAACAAAAGGATACGGCGTACCATCCGGCGGTAAGAAGCCGTCATATACGTCATATCCTAATGCTTTGATCTCTGTAAGTAATTTTGTAAATAATTCTTGCTGTGGATCCATATCTCACCTCACAAGCTTTTGCAAATCTTTTTCAAACTGTTTCTTTTGCTCCTCAAATGCGGGTTTTAAATAGGGTTGGGCTTCCATGAATCGGGTTCCGAGTTCTACATAAGGCGCATACTCAGCTGTTGGTTCGACAGTGGCGGTCATCCCACCATCAGAGATGTCAATACCGATACTTCTTTTCAGTGTTCCAGTATCAACCGGCGCATTTCTCTGCGATTTTGCTTGCATATCTGCCCCGTTTTTCCGTACAACTGTCTGCACAGCGCTCATATCCATCCGCTTCTTCAAACCTTTATTCAGCTTTGCGATTCCTTCGATTTTTAACGTAGCCATCACTGCACCTCCGACACTACAAACACATGCTTTGTTCGCAGTTTTCGTTCAAAATCCACTCTGTACACTTTCATTCCAACTCTAATCCGGTGGAATGTTTCTGTATAATGAGTCTGCAATTGGATTATAAGACTGCCCTGTTTAATGCTGCCATAAATCAGGTTCATCGTTTCTGTCCCAGTATCTGAAACACTTCCATACTTCTTCACTTCCGTCACGTAGTCATCTGCGTAATCACCAGTCTCTGGATTGTACGCTCCGTGTTCTGCCGTTTGAAAATATATAGCTTTATCATACCTCATAGGAATCGCACCCTCCCCCGTTTTGCCCCGTCTACAGAGTCAAGATACGCTTGTATCTCGTCCATATAGGCGGAAAAATCATTTTCATTGTACGAAGTGCTTTCTCCAGCCACACTGTGGGAAGACATACCCTCAGAGCCAATGCGGTTAAAACGGATCACTGCCACATCCGTAACGATATGCTGCATACTCGATGGCACTTCCATGCCACCGAGAAGCAGTTTCAAACGATTTCGCACAGATTCCAGAATCAATAAAAGCTTTTCATCAGAATCCCTATCGGAAACATCAATTCCCAGAAGAATTTTTAAATCATCCAGCATTCAATTTCAACTCCTTACGAATTCGCCATGATACCCTGTTTTTTCATCTCCGCAAGAATCACATTGATTTTATTTTTCAGGTCAGTTGCGGTTTCTGTGGACAAATCTGCAATCAAAGCCATCTGTTTTACGCCACCAAGCGTTGTTTTATTCGCCGCTGGAAGAGTGTAACTTGGTCCCGCAGGTCCCTGTGCGCCCGGATCTCCCTTGTCTCCTTTCGGTCCTGCTACTCCTTGATCGCCTTTTTCGCCTTTTGCCCCTGCTGGTCCTACTGCTCCTGCTGGTCCTGCTGGTCCAACCTGCTCATTCTTCACGCCCTGCTCTAACTTATTCAGTTTCTCTGCTGTAATAACGTCATCATTATTCCATTTAGTTGGTTCATATGCCATAACTCATACCCCCTATTTTGCTTTACCTACTTTTGCCTTTCCGACTTTCCCCCTGCCTACCAAGGCGAGGTCTTCAGGGGGTGCTATTCCCCCACCGACACTTTAACTACAGCTTTCTTGTTGTCATTCGGAATAAATTCTCCAGCCTTACCAGCTCCCTGCAGAGCTACTCCGTCAAAGTCTTCCGATTCAATCGTTCTCGCTGTGTTAATTCCGGTAAATGCTTTTGCAACTCCGGCAATATATGCATAGGCGCATTCTTTAGACTGGAATAATTCATCCGGAATCTCCTCTACAAGGAATCCCTTGAACTTCACAACCTCATTGCCATCAATGTTTACAGTGGAGTTTTTAGCAGCCGTATTCAAAGGATGATCCACGACGGCATTGTACAGATCGGAACAAACCTTAATTTTTTTCGTTCCAACTGCTTCGATGTTATTAAAATACTTAGACAGCTCATTAAACAGCTTTAATACATTGTCTGCCGTATAATCTGTGGCTTTCAAAGACTTTCCGGCAGAATGGGAAATAAAATTTCCGTGCTGTTTGTTAAACTGCTTTGTCTTAGCCCTCGCCTGCAGTTCCAAGCGATCTGCTACCGCAACGTCAAAATCATTATTCACGGTGTGTCGGTCAATCCCCTCGTGGTAATTCCATCCCCAAGAGTAATTAACCGGCGTGTTCGCGTAGATAATCTCTTTTCTCTCCCCGAAACGGCTAGAGTTCCCTGTTCCCGTTCCAAACGCTTTCGTAGCTGTTTTATCGTACCCAGTTCCAACCACAACCGGAATGTCTGATGTTTTTACATAAAAGGCTGTTTCGTTTTCTCTGACTCCATCCAGTACCTCAAGTTCGCCGCCGAAAAAATCCGCGAAATAGGACATCTTTTTAAATACTGCCTGCAAAAGACTTTTAAACTCAAGCTGGTAGCTTCTTACCGGCATATCGTTGTTGTCTCCTGCCGCAAATAACTGTAACATCATAAATTCTTTATTCTTCATCTTCACATTCTCCTTTATTTATACTTTGCAAGTCTCTTTTCGAATTCAGACATTGGACTTCCTGAGTTCGTCATGGTTTTTGGTGTAGATCCGGTTGCTCTGGCGATCTCGGCTTTCTTAAGCTGGGATTCCACGATTTTCATCAGAGTGTCAATTCTTGCATTGGTATCTGCTTCATCCGCCCCTACGACAAAGTCAAGTACCTCCTGCGTTGCTTCAATACCTTTCTCTGCAAGGACTACGGATGCATTTCTGCTGAGCTGATTCTTAACAGACTCTGCCTGCAGTCTCTCATTTTCTTTTTTCAGTTTATCCATCTCATACTGCTGTTTCTGCTCTGCATTCATCTTCGCAACTTTGGCTGCTTCTTCTGCTTTCTGATCAGCATCTTCCTGCCATTTCACTTTTGCATTTCCAAGCGCCGTTTCGATTGCTTTATTGACCCGTCTATCAAACTCCGCTTGATTCTTCCCATCTTTTAAAAAGTCCTCAAACGTATTACCGGAAGTTCCCTGATCTCCCTCATTGCCCTGTGTTTCTTCGCCATTTACGCCGGATCCATTGCTTTCTGCCCCAGTTCCTTCGTCTTCGGCAAATAACTGTAATGCCATAAATTCTCTAAATTTCATATCTTTTTCCTTTCTGCCCCAGTCCATCCATTGTCCAGACCATTGCTTTAAAATAATTTTCCGGTTCTTTATCGCCTGCCGGAAAAAGGCATAAAAATAACACATATCTCTATGTGCCAATGTCTTACCTATTCTGCAAACACCCAATCATCTGCAAGCATATCAGCTTGACTTGCAAGCCACCCAATCTGCACGCCAGATGTTCCGACAAATGCGATTGCCTGATTGCCTATAGCTTCATGCTCACAATTTACAACATCGTCTCCAAATGTATATGAGATTCCAGTTGCCAGTTGAATATACTGCTTCTTCCCATTCCATCCTTTACGAGCAACTTTCATTCCACGTTTCAGGTATTTAATAGCATCGGAAAACGGAAATGTCGATTCTCCTCCTAATACAGGACAGTTACTTTCATCGGCAAGCATCCATTCATCAGAAGCCACATTTTGAAGAGTGTATTCAACTCTCTGAGTTTCTCTGATGTCGAGAAGTTCTCCTTTGTCAGAGTCTTGTGGTCTGCACTGAATCATGACTGTTTCTTTTTCTTTGTCCCAGTACCAATAACCGCCCCAAGACGGAAGCTTGACTTTTCCTCCTTGTTTCATCACTTTTAATGCTTCAATAAAATTCATTCCCATGTATTTTCCTCCTAAAGTAACGCCTGCACCTGCTCTTTCAAACTCTCCGGTACATCATCAATTGTCAAGTGTCCACCTTTGATTCTGTTTGCTAAAAACTGTGCCATAACTTACACCCCCATTTTCATTGTTGCTAAAATTAACTCCTGCACCGCTTGGTCTGTGACTTCCTGTGCCGCCTGTGTTGCTTTTAAGTCTTTCTGCAATTTCCCGTAGGCGCTCATTCCGTCATCGACAGCTTCATATTCTTTGATTATGTTTTCTTCTGTCTCTGTGTAGCCAACAAAGACAAGGTTGCTAAATCCCTCCGGCTTCTCTTCCTTGAGCGGTTTGTAGCCCTCTTTTTTGATGGAGCTGATTCTTACAGTTCCGTTTTCCATGATTTTTGCATAGTTCATTTTAAATCTCCTTTCGGTATGTTACTTTAATATCTGGGTCAAGTTCCCCGCCATCCGCTGTGATGACTGTGGTAGGGTAGTAGGTTTTTAGTGCTCTAATTGCGTTTTGCTCGGATTGTGGGAGGGGGGCGAATTCGGGGTTCGTAGTTTCGTAAGCGATTTTTAACGGATTTTCTATGAGCCACGCCTTAAATTCATCGACTGTTGTGACGTTTTCGTTTGGTGCGCTAAAATATTTCACTCCAGCATTCCAGTTACAACATATTCCATATTCTGCTTTGGTATATGATAATTGGACAGCCCTATATTTATCCACAAAAATATCTGAATTTCCGTTTCCATTCGCCACATTCTCGAATCGAATTGAAAAGTTTTGAACATCTCCCTGTTTATTTGCAATACTTATTTTGTTAGATTGTCCGTCAAATCTGTCAATAACAACCCCTCCATACAACCACCCAATCTGTCCGCCCTGTTCGACCAGTTTGTCCCACTTTGTAATAGGGCGGCCGGATGTGAGGGTGAGGGTTTGCTCTTTATAGGGCTCGTAAGGGGTTGCGGTGTTGCCTTTTTCTAGTTGGATATACTTATATTCATGTTTTCGATATGCTAAAACTTTTATATATACAACGTCTTTTTGTATCAAAAATGTTTTTACACCAACTTGGCCAAATCCAATATACATACTCTTACCATCTTCGTAAAACAACTCTAAAACAGCCGCGCCTGATGAGTCTTCTACTTTTAATACTTCGATACTAAGTATTGTATTTGCAGGAATAAAGCAATCATATCTTTCTACACGTTTGTCAATTATAAAAGTACCATCTTCATTTTTTGTAAAATTACAAGTATCAATAAACTTATTCATATCAAATAAATTCTTCCCCGTAATTTTAACATCCACTTCATACTTCTGTTTCTCCTCATTCCACTTTCCGGAGTTTTTAATTTCCTGCGGATATTCTGGGCTTGGGGATGGTTTGCCACCTGTGTAGGGTTCGTAAGGTTTAGCGACGGAACCTTCGTTTATGATGATTCCACCAGTGTTTTGTATCATACTCTTAACTCTTTCGAGATTGTTATTGACTCCTAAGTAAATGTTTCCATCTTCCGGAGTCAATGTCTTATACTTGGAAATAGCCGCAGATCCGTGCGATAGCCATGTTTTGTCACTACCGTCCGGTTTTATACCTACTGTCAGATATTCGCCATTTTTGTTTGCATTTTTAGTAGATACTGTAACCGTACCGCTTACTGGAAATTTATAATAATAAAATCCGCTTCCTGATTGTGTTTTATCATAATTTTTGCTGCCAAAATCTAAAAGTAACTTTTCGTCAAATAGGTTAACGCCCATAGTCGTTACCTGTTCCGTCTTTCCACCAAGCTCCAACCTCTCAAGCGGCGCATCCAAGCTGTTCGGCAGCACCAGAATTCCTGTACCCTCCATCTCTACCCTGTCATAATTCGGTGGCTGTGGAGCAGAGACTCCAAGAGGGCATACCATATCAAGCCCGATGATTCCTGTTCCATCTACCATTTTAAGCATTGTACTTCCACTCCTTTTTCACTGGTTGCTGTGGGGATGATCTGGACGAGGTTGCTCCCTGCGTAGTAGTTTTTATTCCGAATCACGGTTTGCGCTGTCTGCGCCGGAATCAATGCACTTTCTTCCTTTGTCGCGCTTTCTTTCAGTGCAACATACACATCACCGTCTGTAAAATTCTTCACAAGATACTCTTTCCCCTCATGCGCAAATTCCAAAACCAGTGGCTGTTCACTTGTTGTTGCTGCTCTGATAAAAGTCTCTGTTTTACCCATATTTTCACCTCACTTTCACATATTCCGGAAATTCCTCTGCAATTAAGCAGATGCCAACGAAAAAGGAATCCACCAAAGTTTTCGATTTCTCTGACAGATTCCCGTATTCTACCTCAACCTTTCCGGGAGATATTCTGTATTCTATTTCATCATCTGTTAAATTTTCAATCGACTGAATCAGCGTCTGTGTAAGTGCCGTAACACCAGCACAAACAATGTCTTTTCCATATTCAGCGTACCCGGCGTGTCCAGAGATTTCAATTCGCTCTGGACGGATTCTCACCTCAATCAAATTACATCACCTCCAAAATGCGCATAAAAATACCATCAGCCCGCTCGACCGATGGTATTACATTGCTTCAATTTCTACTTCTTTTACTAGATCGTTTAACGACTTTCCACTATAAAATTTATCATTCATAACTTTATCCACATTATCATACTCTTTCACGTCATCGCCATGCCACACTTGATATGTCGGAACATAATTATGAACTTCAACTGTCACTCCAGATGACAATCCTCTGTAAGAGAAAGAAATATCATTGCAACACTCAGATAAAATTTGTCTTAATTCATCTTTATTCATAATATATCCCCATTCTCCTTTCTTTCCTCTTCGCTTAATTCGCGAGTTGTCTTATCCTTCAGTCTGCCGTCTTTTCCCCATGTATAGTCATGCGCGTGTTCCCCATGATTTCCATAAGGATGCTGCTTAGGATTCCCGTGTGCGGTTGTATGGATATCTTTAAATTTTAATTTCGACTCTCCATAAAAAGCTCTTACATCTACTTTCCCGTCTTTTCCGATATGGTCTATTACCGCTCCTGCCTCTGCCATTTTAGGCGTTCCAGAATGTCCGCTGACGGTTTTATCTGCTTTTATTATACCAAACGTAGATTTCTTTTCAACCCTCTTCTTCCAAGTTTCAAAATCCATTCCATGCTTATGGTATCCATCCAGCCACTCTCGTTACTCTTTATCGTCCATATATGCTGCTGTACTGCACCGGCAACGTGGATGCATTGGATGTGCATTTTCTCCCGGCATCATTTTTGATACTTTAAAATGTTTTCCGTCCAACGATCTACAGATCGGACAGGCGGTAGGTTCTGCGATAAACTCATACTCTTCAAATCCATTGTGGATATAAGACTGTTTCTGCGCTTCTGCCTGCACTCTCGACAGCTCCGTTATCATCAGTTGCTCTGCATTTTCCCGGCTTACTCCAAACAGTTTGGTAAGGTGTCTTGCCAGTGTTCTTGGGTTCTTGCCCTGTATCAAACCAGTCTGTAATAGCTTCGACAATTCAGCTTTCAGCATATCTTGATACATCCAAATACGGTCTGAGTATCTCGCATTGTGGAAAGAAGCGTTCACGATCGAGTGTGCCATCTTCGCATTGTTCTGGATGGATTTTCCAAGGATTCCCGCCTGCCTTTCAAATTCTTCCAGTGTTTTCTCAGTCAGAATCTGCTCAAAATACTTTTGCAACTCATCAAATCCGCCGACAAGATGCATCCCAATATTAGCTTTCAGCATTTCCAGCCTATTAATCTTCATTGCCGCATTATATAGCCGCATTTCCTCATTGGCTTCTTTTGAAAAATCCTTATTCTTTACATACTGCTCTGCCTTTCGACTGTACGCATCAATATCCATTTTAGATACCCACTTTTTTGCCTCTGCGATTGTGATCCCTTCTGCTTTTGCATAACGTGTGTAAAATCCATGAATCTCTTTCTGGATTTCGTCCATCATATTCAGATAGATTCTCTCGATCTCTTTCGCATATTCAGCTTCGTCCCTAATATTCTTCTTCCACTGCTCCTCTTCTCTATTCTTCCAGTACGTCCTGCTGTCCATCTACCGCACCTCCGAACATCCGCTTTTCTACGATTGTTTGTTGCTTCTTTTCGTCCTCTTTCTCCATTCTGTCGATTTCCTCGGACGCATCTTTTACAATGGATAAAACTTGTAGCTGCGTTTCCTTAGATACAATGTCTTCCAGTGCCTGCGCCGTCTGCGCTTCTTCGAGGAGATTCTTGGGGATATTTCGGCTCATTGTAAAGTCGATATCTTTCCATGCGTCCCGATCTGACACATTCGTTGCCAAGGAGCAAAACAGCTTATATCGTTTCCTCATGGACTTTTCAACTTTGCGGTCGAATGTCAACGCCAGATTACTCATAGACTGCAGTTTATACGCAAGAGAAGTTCCCGAGGCATTTCCAAACGATTCATCCGAGATGTTTGCTACCATGCTTGTCTGGTAAATCAAATTTTCCAACCGGTTTAAGAGATTCTCCTGCGTTCCATCTGCTGTGGGCTTGCCAAGGAACTGCACAATAATATCCTTTGCATTATCTGTCCCATACAGGTTTATGATCCGGTTATCGCGAATCTTATAAACGCCCTCTTCATCCAGTTCAGCGCCCAGCACTGCGAGATATGCTTCCGCGAAAGAATCTACATCGTTCGCTTTTTCTCCGATCACTCGGTTGTATGTTTCTACCATGCCGGCAACTTCCTCATACAGACCGATTCTCTCATCGTTCAGTACATATTCAACACAGTTGATGCGACCATATGGGTTCGGCATTCCCTCCCGCATCTTTTCTCCCTCAAATGGGATGATTTCTGTCCTTGTGAGTATCTCACCATACCTTGTAACATTATCGTCCTTTTTCCCGTATCTGACAGCAAATAATGCGCGGCTCTTTACAGTATCATCATAGACCACAAACAGTTCTTTTGGATTGCAGACTACTGTCTTTGTCTTTGCTTCTTCGTCCTGGTAAAAATATTCAAATGCATGTCCGTAGATACAGCACTTCTTCGCCAGCTCATATTCCTGGTCGGAGATATCATTATCCCGGTCAAATTCAAGGATCGCATCTTTTATTTTTTCATCCGGATGCGATTTTTTAACTGGAATCCCATAAGCATATCCCAAAAAGGTCTCTGTGATATACCTTGGGAAATTTACAGCCAGTCGGTTATCCGGCTTCCATTTTTCCTTTTCCGGTAAGCGGAAGACATCGTGGAATCCTTTGTACAAATTTTCAAGGTAGTTATATCTCGGCATCCGCTCTTCATGTTTTCGAATGTATTCATCCACCAGTGTCATGTTAATTTCTTCGTCAGCGGAACATAAAAGCGGTTCCGGCAGTTTGTATGGTCTTTTCCCATTCATTTTATATTCCTCCTCTAAAGGTCTTTAACTTCACTTTACCTTTTCTCTCCTGCTCAATAGAATATCTGAGCATTGCCATTGCATCATCAAAGAAATTCACTGGCTCATCCGTGAATGTGTTCGTTTTCTCATCCTTTTTCCATTTCCACTGCTGAATCTCCTTAGTCGTGTTTACGCAAGACGGATGGATATGTATGGTATGCTGCTTCAAATAATCAATCTGCGCTTTTACACTGTTCGGCTCTTTCTTGACCGGACATGCTCTGTATCCTGCTTTCTGCCACATCTTAATCCTGTCTGGCTCGGCAGAATCGCAATACATGGTGATTCGTTTTTGGAATTTTCCCTCAGCCAACTGTATGATCTCTGATGTATCTTTTTCAAATACATACAATTCCCGGCATAAGTAGATATCTCCATCTTTGAATCCAACCTCCCCGATACAGTTCGCATGGTTGAATCCAAAATCCTGTGAATTTACCATGTAATCGAATCTTTCTGGGGATGTATCGAATTCCTCAATCACATAATTTGTAAGAATCAGACCTCCGGTCTCTCCCCATTCACCAAGTCCGTAAATCCGATATCCATCCGGATCCCGTTCTTTACGCATCATCATGCGCCGGTGATACGCTTCATCTATGAACCGGTTCTGCAGGTACGTAGACTGGTGTGTGTATACATCATCACTTTTTATGTCGAAATATTTTGCTTTTAACCAGTGCGTTGCTGACACCGGATTGAAGCTGAATGTAATCTGGTAATACAAAAATGGATTGAATGACAAGTCACCTCTGAGTCGGTCATCGAGAATATCGACATCCGCTTCATATAGCTCCGTTGCTTCTTCAATCCATATCCATGTTAATTTTCCGACATCAAATGTGATAGACTTTACTTTTTCTCGCTGTCCATCATCTTTCATTCCTCGGAAAATCACTTTATTCCCAGTTACTTTAGAGATCAGCTCCATTGGATTACTTCTGATCTGCCAGAATAATCCTGCTTTATCCCCGTATATTTTATATATTGCACTCTTTAGCTCCGCATAAGTACTATCTTTGTTTGTTGTGTCTACTTTCCGGACACACAGAAGATTTGCACCTTTATACTTTGGATCACCAAGTTTGATGATAAAATTCTGTGCAATGTTTACCGACTTTCCGGATCCGGCAGAGCCTTTTGCCAGTCGATATCGTTTCTTACACTCATTGAATTCTTTAAAATTTCTGTTAAATCCAACATTAACTTCCTTCATCTTCATCACCATAGTCTACTACAATCTTCATGTCCATATCTCCTGCTACATCCAGCTTGTCATTCCACATACCTAAATGCCTGCCGAGAAGCTCGAGCGCCTTTACCTTGTCGCAGGGCTTCTGTTCCAATCCATCGCGCCCCTTTTTAATCGTTCCGAGGGCTCGCTGCTGTTCCTCAGTAAGGTTATCTGTAAGCTCCAATTCTACGGTCCGATACAGAATCGGTTCTCCGTCTTCTCCTACGAGCGGAATAATATTTCCATCTACTTCTGCTGTAGCCTGTTTCTCAACTACTTTCGCGTAGTCTGAAGCCTTGGAAAAAGCAATGGCAGCCAGTTCATTTAAAACTCGATCCTGCGTGATTTCCGTCCGCTTCTGCCGCTCTTCCATTCTTTCGGTAATATATTCTGCAACCTTAGCATTTCTTAGCAACTTACTTCCATTTACTGCTGCTGACTCTTCTTTCTTTACGCTTGGATATGCAACGCGGTAAGCCCGTGTGGCATTTAGGTCAATCAAGTACTCATCTGCAAATATTTTCTGTTTCTCTGTCATAGGACTCACCACCTTCCAATCTGTTAATTTTTAGTATAAAAAAGAGACACCGAAGTGCCCCCTTAATAATTATTATCGTTTATACCGTTTACATAAATCATGTAAAATCTCCATTAGACAAATAATTGAATCTGGTCTTATTGGCTCCTTGTCTTTTTCAGAATTTCCTCTTTCGTACAAATATCTCCACTCGGTATATACCATTTTTATATTTTCAAGTTCAACATCAAAATTCGTGTTTCCACTTATCTTTTCATCAAACTTTTCTTTGCACCATCTCTTATCGTCATCACTTATTAATTTAAATAATTCATCTAAATCATGCTCTATTTTCAAGAAATTCTTGTTTTTATATACCAGTGCTTTCAAATATAGCTCACATGTTAAAGCCCCTATGTTTATTATCGGAATTATTAACTGCATATAATCACTTAGTGAATCAGTCGTTTCATTTCCTTCAATTTTTTCAAATAATACCCTCACTGCATAATAATAGTTATTAGCAGTATCTACAATGTTAATATATTTTTCTTTATCCATTCGCTCCTCCTTTTAATACAATCCTATTTTGCCAAACTTCTTTGCACCTTAATATAATAATCCAAATTCCAAGATATCGCTCAATAAGTCTGACTATATTTTTCAGAACCGTATTAAATTTTAAAGGTGCTTATACATCTGGCTGTTACATCTATTCCAACAACAGCGCTATCGATACGTTTAGCATACCATATCATTTTAGCACTCGCAACAAAAGAGTGCTAATTTATACTTTTTTAATATTTAGGACTACTGCAAAATGAAAGAATTAATAACGCCAACAAAAACCAAAATAACCAAATACACAATCAAAATTTATAAGAAAAAAGGAGGAAACTTTGCAGTAGTCCACAACGGGTATAGCAGGATTCGAACCTGCAACACGTCGGTTAAAAGCCGATCACTCTACCAACTGAGCTATACACCCGTAGGATGCCAGTTGACATCCTTTACCCTATCCGCAGCACTCGGGTACGCTGATTACACTAAATATAGATTGCTGAATCTATTTTTGTTTGTTTTGCAGATCTGCGGATATCTGCGTTTTGGTACCATTGCAATGTAAGTCCGGTGTGCACTCCCAGAACAGATCTCAGCTGTGCAGCCTGTATACTCACATCACAAAGCCGTGTACAGGAGTCGAACCTGTCTGCCCTACATTTGCCACGGCATAAGAAAAAGCACCACCACATAAGTGATAGTGCCTTTTTATCTTCTTTCACTCTTTCAGTATACCAGTCAAGCCACTATATGTCAATAGTTTTAGAACATTTAGAACACATTATTCCAGTGTACTTTTAACATACTGTAGCACTGATTATACGGCACTCCAACTTCTGCGGAAATTTCATATTCATCCATTCCGTTTATATATTTCAATTCCATTACCATGCGTAGAATATTGTCCGGCAACTGGTTTATGTATTTTCTTGCTTCCTTGATGAGTAACTCGTTTTCGAAGTATAGCGCTCGATATTCCGTTTCAATATCCACACTATCATCAATATCGCTCATACTGTCATCTATCCCGCCTTTTCCCGATGGCATACCGCTCATATTGATTTCGGATGACATTGCCGCATATTTATGTGCTTTATACAATTCAGCTAGCCGCTCCATTCTGATGTTATTTTTATGTATTCGCTTTATGCGTGCTTCCGTTATCACTCATCATACTCCCTTTCGTATCTACTCCCCATTTTCTTAAGCAGTCCTCTACTGAGTATGCCTTTCTTTTCATCCATTTCTTGGCGTTCTCTGTTGGCTCATGCTTAGCCATATCATGTGCATCTATCTTTCGGATGACTCCTGCCGTTTCCTTTCTGCGTTTCATAGTGTCTCTTGTCATTCCTGCATCACCTCAATTTCCTCTCCGGTTAACTCTTCAAGCTTCTGTCGCATTTCTTCCACTGTCATTTTCTTTGGTTCTTTGCGCTCCCAGATGAGTTCAAGATTGTGCTTTTTCATGATACTGCTAAATTTTCCCATGCGCTTAATCTTATATACCCTAACTATTTCAAGATCGCTTTCCATAATTTTTAAGTTTTCGTTATAGTCTCCCAAATCCGCATGTCCATCTTCTCCAATCAAAAAGCCGCCTATAACAAGTCTTTTCCCGAAACAGTTATCATTATATTCGACTACCATTCCGTCTTTTAAATCTGCTTTTGTAAATTTTTTCTGCATGTAATCACTCCATTCTAAGATTGTGTATCCCCTTTTTTCGTAATAATTTTTAAAACAGTATTCACCTTTTGCTATATAACAAGTTCCTTCTCTGTATATACGATAATTCGTATAGTCCAAATAACTAAAACCACCGTTCCATTTCATTCCATGTTCATGCATCTGCTTGCAAAAGTCTACCGCTTCTTCCTCGGTTTTGCAGTGCACCGCAATCCTATTGTCTTTATTTTGGAATTCATTCCAATTAAATTTTTTCATCTTTCTACCTCACTATCTTTCGCACTATCCAATCCAAAAACACCACAAATAACAGTATCGGAAATCCTCCAGCCAGAAGGTAATCCGCACCTTCTAGTTTTACATCCTCTTCGATTCCTGTCTTTAGGGCAATCACTGTTCCCAGCCCCAGGATGTAGTACAGGGCTAAGAATGCGATTGTAATTAAAATGTCCATGTTATCCCTCCTTGTATGGTTCTGGAAACGTCTGCCATGCAACAACTTCTTTCTCATTCGTTTCTATGAACTCATTATAAAATTCTTCGTAAATGTACCATCGATCGTCTCTAACTCTGTAAAATCCACACTTAACAGCTCCATATGATGTTTGCACATTCAGCAATGGATAATATTTACCATCACCAGCTTCCGGCAATTTCTCGCTTACCGGGATCCAGCCGTCATTTTTCTTCCCATCTTCATATCCAATCTGATACCATTTTCTACGACTACATTCTCCACATTTCGGGACATCGTCCATGTGAGAACGGATAATATCTCCAATAATGCTCTCAGCTCTTTCCGTCGCAAACATTAGGTCTTGAAAATATTTCATGCTTTCAAAATTTCTATTGCGCTCAGCATTCACTCTGCACATATTATCTGCCTCTTTTAATCTCTTAATTCTTTCCTCTATCTCTTCCAAAATCTTCTCTAGTACGTTCATTACTCCACCTCCAACAAATCTGCGTTATCGAAAATGTTTCCGACTACTTTTAAGTCGGATTCTTCGTAACAATCCAAATGCATAGACAAATAGTGTTTCTTGAAAACTTTAAAGCAGCCATCTTCGAATTTAACTACATTTCTCAGCATCTCTTTTGAATCATTTTCAAAAGTATCACAAATATCATTCTCCCAAATCTTATTACCATTCTTGTCGGTAAGTCCTGTGTATTGGCAGAGGGTGTCAGAATCAATCAAGTCATTAAATATATTAGTTCCGTTACAAATCAGATGTTTTATCGGCTTGCCATCTTCTGTTAGTGGATTGGTAATATATACGTACTGACCTTCTACCCATTCACCGTTATCTTTTCTCTTTGCTTTAAAAAGGATTTCTCTATTCATCTTTTACCTCCACTTCATTATCGTATTTCATGCACTTTCCATCCTTGTACGCTACACATTTCTCTTTAATACACGTATGCAACACCGGTCTAACAAAATCGCCGTTGCCAATAAGCATTGCTTTTATCTCTTCTTTTCCCGTTAAATCAGGGCAAAATAAAATCATTCTTCCACCTCTTTCACTTCCAACCATAAACCACTCTCTCCATCTTTTTCGTAGAGAAAATCTGTCTCTATACAGCAGGATGCCAACTCATTCATTGTCCTCACGCAATCATCTGCATCAGCGCATTTGATCGTGTCGCCTTTTCGCAAGCGCGTTTCTTCTGTTTTTGGCATTAGTCATTCCTCCGTATCGTCATCTCGATTCCAATCTCATCTTTTATCATCCTCGTATATTCATCCCATGTTGCCATATCGTCCACCAGACACTCTGCTTTCAGGTTCATCCGGTCGATAAATCTCTTGCACCGTTTCCCGGCAAAGCCGAACTCATCATGCAGCGTTGCGACTGCGATCACCATCATTGTGTCCAGTGTCATGTTTTTGATTTTCTCACAGGCAATGTTTAGTTCTTTTCTGGTTAATGCTGTGTTGATTCCTGTAATGTTTCTGAACTGGATTTCTTTCTCCAGTCCTTCAATGCCGTCTTTTTTTACAATCTCCCTTGCCAGAATCAATCCCTGTGATCTACCGGCTGTATAATCATCAACTTTTCCCATTTTTTCTCCTTAACTGCTTGCAAAGCTTTCCCCACTCAATCGCTTTGCTCCGCGTCCATCTTTTGGCTGATTTCCTCTTTCGAATCCCGTTTTCATCCATGTACCGGATAAGATCATCTCTGGTAAATTCCGCTTTCTGGATATCGTGTAAGACTTTATGGATATGCTCATCCGAGCATCCGAGTTTCGCCATCTCTTCAATCTGGAATCGGTACTTATCCAAAAAATGTGCTGGTCTACTCATTTTCCTTTCACCTTCTTCTTTCTCTTACTCTTTGTTCCGACAAATATATTTTTTCGCTTTCCTCTCATAACTTCTCCTAACTAAAGCTTGCTTCCGGCTCTTCCTCTGGACATATTTCTCCATCTGCTTCCATTTCGTTTATGATGATTTTCGTTCCCGCTCTTTGTAATCTCAGCAACAGCATGTCAAATTCATCAAGGTATCTCAACGACTTAATGTCTACACATCCCAAACTGTCAAGTGTATACTCTTTCTCAAAATCCCATTTCGATATCGGAATTTCCATATTCAACTTTTCATCGTGTTCGTTTTCGAAAATGATTACCGCCCTATGCAGGGAGCTCCAAGTAGATCTTTCACACTCTTCTATCAGCATCTCGCAACTGACCGATTCGTAGCATGGTCCATCGTCAAACCCCACTTCCAGACCAGTTGTACTGATCTTCTTTTCGCACATTGCAATCCATGCATTAAACAGATCAGTGACTTTCATTTCTTTTTCTTCCTGCTTGATTGATAATTCCTTAAAATTTTCCAGAATCTTTTTATTCTCGATACAAGCATCGGAATTTACGATTTCTGTAAGCACCGTATCCAACTTCGGAAGGTATTCCGAAAAATCATACTTCTCTATGTACGGCACCATAACTTCGTCTATTTTTTTCCTCAGTGCACTTTCTACTTTTCCCCATCTAAACGCTGATCCTATTGCCGATTCTATCGATTCCTTGAATTTATTTCTGAGGATTTCCTTTACTTCTTCCTCGGAAAGGCACTCCTGTGCCATTTTAAATAATTCTTCTTTCATTTTGCTCCTCCTTAATTTGAATTCAACAGCTGCTCTTCCAGAGAGTCCATGTCGTATCCTCTGCGTTCGAAGTTGTTTAGGTTTCTGCTTACCGGCGGTTTTGCCGTCCTCTCTGGTGGCTGATAATTTTTGTCGAGATAATCTTCATATCCGGTGTTAAAAAAGGTGCTGCCGTATTGAGGTTTTCTCCATTTATTTTCTTTTAAATCTTCTTTATAGCGATTTATCGCTCTTTCGAATTGCTCGTAGCCAATATCGAGTAGCCTTTCCTTGCTCTTTTTACTTACCTGTCCTTTTCCTTTTTTCTCCGGATATTTTTTCCATAATCGCTCAAATAACTCTTCTATCTCTTTTTCTTTCTCTTTTCTCTTTACTCTATCTCTATTCTCTTTCTCTATCTCTATCTCTTTCTCTGTGTTACACAATGTTACTGTATCGTTACAATGTAACGCTTTTCGCTCACGATGCGCTCTAACTCGTTGTGCTGAGTCACTTTCTGTCCCTATTGATTCTTGCGTTTCTGTCATTAAATACTCATTATCATCACATAAAATCATAAGTCCTTGCGCAAGCAAAAATTGAATTGTAACGCCTACATTTTCCGGGTCTTCATCTATCTTCAATGCCATTTCTTCAACAAAATTTTCTTCTATTCCGTCAAAATATAACTTTCCATCATCTTCCAGACTGTAAAGCTGCATTTTCAGATATATGATCGTGTAAGTATCTCCACCGGCTATTTTCCTGAGTTTTTTTATTTTTGGCTGACTAAAAAAGTTGTTTTTCAGTTTTAGCCAGTAATACTTTTTAGCCATAGTCCCTAGAGTCTTTTACTCCTTTCCTCCCGGGATTTCTCCCGGGATATGTATTCAGTGTAGTGTGACGTACCTGAACATGAACGGGTTACAATTTATAACAAGGCTCTCTACCTCGTTACCTCTTCAATTCGGACAATGATTGACGGGATTCCGCTTGTATACTCAAACTCATGCGTTGTATTCACGACATGAGCCGGATCATCATTAACAATCACATCGCATTTCTGCAATGCGTCCTCAATCACCTTGTCCGCAAAACTGAAAACATTCATTCTGTCCCGTTTATTGCCCTTTTTAGGCTCTTTAAACGTATAGTGCAGAATGATAGGCTTATCTGTTTTAAAACGCTTTAAGCCAAGCCTGACGGCGTTACAGGCTATCATCTGATACTGTTGCTTCATTCGATTTCCTGCTTTCGGGTTCTTCCCGATCTCATGTATGTAATCATTCAGACCCGGGAAACAATGTCCTTTGTAAAATTTCCCTCTGATTTCAAAAATATGATTGTCCATATCGTTCCCTAAATTCCTCTCGTGTATGGTTCTGCTCATAGATTGCCTGTCCTACCATCTTCGATAGTGCCATACTTACACCATTTTCGTGTATTTTCCCGTGACAATCGCTGCACACAGGAAGAATCAACTTATCCTTTGTTCCGTTCTGTCTTCTCCCTCTTCCACAGATCAAATGATGTCCATGGATGTTGTATGGTTTTCCGCAGATCAAGCAGAACTCAACGTATTCTGTTACTATCGTGTCTGACTTTTTCATCTACACTTCTCCTATCAAATTATCTGGCCAGATCGGTGATTTTAATATTTTGGTATGCTTGCACCAGTCGCAAACTTCGCATCGTATCGGGTCAATCTCTCCGTTTTTCAGAGAGAGAATCTTTGATACATTCATCTCCATTCCAGACAGACAATCATTCATCCATTCCTGCGGGATCTGGATAATCTCGATATCTGGCACTTTTTCTTTACTGGCTGCAGCAATGTAAAACGGCAACCGCTCCCCTGTATTGATTCTCACGACCTCTTGGTATACGGCAGCTTGTATGTCATAGCCCCAAAATCTCACAAAGTCCATCAGTCCCATGTCTTTTGCGTAATGCGCTTCTCTAAGGGATTTCATTACTTTCAAATCAACGATGCATTTCCCGGGCAAATAGCTGTCAAGCTTCACTTTCCATTTCGCTCCAAACAAATCAGCTGTAAAAATTTTCTGCTTCTCTCCACTCATAAACATCATGAATAAAGGGTCTCTTTCGATTCGATTTATGATTTCTTCCGCTTTCCGGTATTCTGCCTTTAGCTCTCCTTTTTTTGTAAATATCTCTGGATTCTGAGCCTTAAACAAATCAAGTGTCCCCTCAAAATGAGAATCCACATAAGAGCCAACCAGAAGTGCTGTTGTTTTCTCCATCTCCCAGTAACCATTCAGCTTTACAAGTGCCTGTTCCTCACACCCAACACGTCCGATTGTTCCGCAGAAATCCTTATACTGCGAGACACTGAGATACTCCTGATTTGCTTCTTTGCTGTAATAATTTTCCTGCGTTAAAATCATTCAAATACCTCCTCTGCTTCTTGCACCGCTGCTTCGAAATCAAATGGGTTTTCTGCTACTCTTGTATCACTTTTTGATATGTCCTCTGCTTCACCCTCGACATAAACCCCCATAAGAGAATTTGGAGTATATACCCGAGCAAAGAACGCAGCCGCACGATATGCAAGCATCTGCTCCGGCATGGTTTTCCATTTACTTCCTGTTTTTTCATACCATCCCTCTTTTTTAGCCATTTCGATCGTCACTGTAGTTCCTTTGATTTTCTCTCCACTATCTTTATATTCTGCTTCAATTCTGCATCCCCAATTATCTGTATGAGGTGTTCCATCGTACACCGGACGGACGTTTTTAAATTCTGTATTCGCCCGGATCATACTCATACAAGCCTGTCCACTCCATGTAGGCTTACCTTTTACAACATACAGATTCTGCATGACCATCATAGGGGATACACCCATTCGATTCGCCATATCTACTGCAATGGTGCAATCCATTGGCTTGCCCTGGTAATTCTGTGGCACCAGCTGTGATGTGGCGAACATTTTCCCGATGTCAAAAATCTTTTGAAAACTCTGACTGTCCGCAAATGGACTTAATTCGTGTCTTTCTTCTTTTGCAATCATTTCTTCCATATCGATTCTCCTTATAATTCAATCACTGTCAGATCTTCTTCATCTGTTGTTCTTGTTGCGATAAACTGTAATCCCTTATCTTTGCACTTCTGATACAGCTCTGTCCGCATTTTTGTAGACATTTTCTCTACTCCATCAATCAGGATGATCTGCAGTCCATTCGGTTTTTGAATCGCCACATCAATACAAAGATCAAGTTTTTCTCCGTCTGATAGATTGCTGATCGGTAGTCCGTGAATCAGTGGAACGCCATTTACAACCGTAAGACCAGAAATTGGAATAGTTGCAGTTTCTAAAATTTCCCCAGGAAGAGACCGTGCCTTTTCGATTTTCTTCGTAAATTCTTCGGATTCCGCTTTTAATCGCTCCACTTCGTTCTGTAGATCAACCATTCGCCGATATTCATTCAAGTGGGATTTCATCTCTTCCGCATAAGATGCCTGATTCTGCAATTCCGAGTAATCCTGCACTTCTTTTTCAGACAATTCCTTGTACTCTTCTACAGAGCTGTCATATTTCGCAACATTCGCTTCATATTCTTTTACGATTACTTCTGCTTTGTCCGCTTTTTTTTCTTCCATGCCAGCAAGCATTGTTTGATTTTCTCTTAACTGAGCCTGCAGTCTTTCGTTCTCTTTCAAAAGCCGCTCCCGCTCTGCGGTAAATGACCTTTCCAATGCAGATAATTTAATCTCTTTATCCGCTTCGAACGACCGGACTTTATTATCTCTCTGCTCGATGAATCGCTTTGCTTTCTCAATCTGCTCATTTTCTTTTCTGATGCGCTCGATTTCCTGATACAGCTGTCCAAGATTTTCATTTTCCCATTTTTCTGCATCGTATCCAGACGGGATAGCATCTGCGATATCCTCAACAAATGATTTTTTATTCCGGATATCTCTATTCACATCCTGCCGATTCCTGTAATACATGCCGTTTTCCGACTGTATATCATTCAAAACTTGTAAAATATTCTGATCGTAAGATACCCAATCTGGAATTTCACCAAACCATTCACGGATTGTCTGCAATGACCAGTCATACTGGATCATATCAAGCAAAATTGCATTCTGCTCTTTTTCGGATTTCTCCATAAATTCAACTGGTGACAGCTGCAGTGGAGTAAAAATATCTTTCAAAAATGTTTCCGGACTCCCCACCTCATGACCGTTCTGCTTCACGCTCTTGTAATCCGCTTGATTCGTTCTTGCCTTCCGATTGATTCTCAATCCGTTATCTGTTTCAATCAGAATTTCGCCCTCTGTTTCCCCGTTTCTGACAATATATTTCCGGTTTGACTTATTTGTAAGAGCATACCGAATTGCATCAATCACGGAAGATTTTCCTGCTCCATTTGTTCCAGAAAGCTCTACACTCTTTCCGTCCCCTTCGTATTCTGTAATTCCATAAAGATTTTTGATCTTAATTTTCGTAATTTTCATTTACAAACTCCTCCTTTTCGTCTACAATTTAACTGATCTAATTTCTTGAGTGCTCGAGGGTTGCCGCCCTATGACAGCACTCATTTTTAATACCCAAATATCAACCACCATCCGATCATCGCCAGCACGAACCCGATCACAGATGCTGCAACCTTATGCCAGTAGGGCTTGTCCTGCTCCGGTAACTCAACAGATACGGAGCGGATATCCCAACTGTTTAATGTGTTGGGCTGCTGAGTAGTCTGGCAATGGTAAGTTCCTTTAACTTTCATAGCTTGTCCTCCCATCTACCGCCTAAGCGGTTTTCTCTTTTCGCATCAATGCTCCCTGAATAATCCGGCAACATCCATCTATAAGTTTTTTAACTTCCTCTTCTGTGCGATCCACATAACAATCATCATGTACTCGGATTGTTGCATTTTTTACTTTTACTGTTTCTACGATCAAAATCATCACCTCTCTACTATGTATGCAGGTTGGATTGTCCAAGGTATGTTGTCCTAGTCATCTTCTTTTTCTTTATTTTCTTCGTTCTTCTGGCTCTTCTGCGATGCCATAGCTTCTGCAAAGCCGAGAAAGTATCCTTTATTCATGTCGGACATATCCGGCAGTGCTTGCGCTACTTTTCTAATGATTTCCTTTTCTTTTTCGCTCATGTGTACCTCCTTATGCTACATTCTGTTCAATTACTGGATGGATTCCGTTTTTCTTGAGTTCCTCGTATAAAAACAGGCGCCCTTTCTGTGTCCACTGTGTCTGCATTGTTACGTCTGGATCCCCATTACTCCTTGTAATATCAATGGTTTTACTATGTACATACCCACAATTCTGATATTTCGAATAAAGAACCAACTGCTTATTGACCTTGTACTGGATTTTCATATCATTCAGAATCCGGTTAAATCGCACTGCTGACATTCCGTAGTCCTTGGCGATCTGCGTGGTTGCCACCAACGATTTTGATTCCAGAATGTGGTCAACGTAATTCGCTTTCGGTGTCATTTCTTCAATCAGCTTCTGTTGTTCCACAACTTGCCCACCAAGAAATTTGCACCTGTCTTTCAGGCTGTCGATGGTCTTACCTGCCATCTTTAAGGCTCTTGCCATTACCTGTTCCGGCGTGTTCCATGCTTTCTCGAGATCAATCAATCTTTGCCGGCACTCTCTCCCTTTTTCAGTTCTGCTCATAAGACAGATGTGCTTTGCCATGTCGGTAGATAATTGATAGTCTTGTAATTCTCTTTTTGCTCCGTTATTTACAACCGTACCCGAAAGTACACTTGTAAAATCATCATCTTCAATGAATCCTTGCGAATTCTTTTCGAACCACTCAGAAAATCTCTTTCTGATTCCGAGAGCCTTGTGTAAGTCTCTGGCCGATATGGTAGGTTCGTTACCATCTGTGTTTACTGTAAATAATTCGTTCAATACCTTTTACCTCCTATTTTTATTGCCGTCGTAACCTCCGTGGCGGGATTGCTTTCTTTTTGCTTATCTCCTATACTGTAAATACAGGGCACTGCCATGCCTGAGTAAAACGAAAGGAGAAATGATATGGCTACATTTCCAAGCACAAAATGCGAAGCATTAACCATGCTATACTTGCGAAATCAGGATTTATCAAGCCTTACTCCTGAAGAAATTGCTGATAAGTACGAAGAAGCCTACCGCAAGATTCGCAAGCAAGATAGCAAGAATAATTCCGCAAAACTTAATACTAATATCAGTGGTGGAATTTAATTCGCTGTGCAACTTACATATAGAGTCAGTCATTATGGCTGGCTCTATCTCTTTGTGATTAGCTGCCAAAAACTCCATATAATTATGTAAAATTTCTCGTTCTCTTCTTCTGAATTCCATATTTCTCATTTCTTCGCCTCCTTTCCTTATATTCTGTCCTCTGCATCTTCCGGGCTTGGAACCGGCTTCGGCTGCATTACAGTGCCGGAACGTTCCGGCTTATTCGATTAGTTTATATTCGCTTACTTCTCTTTCTACAAGGACAAGCTTTCCTTCATAATTATTTGATTCAACTAAATAATCAAAACGTTTTTTTGCTTTTTCGTAACTTGTTGTTGTAAATCTGTAGGGAATTCCTTGATAACTTAATGGAATAAAAAGTTTTCCGTTTTTCACCGTTCTGATTGAATATTCTTTCTTCATGTTCTATCCTTCTTTCTCCCCGTATCGCCGATAGGTCAGCTTCAATATTTATTCAAGGTCTAAAATCAATGTGTCTGCGAAAACTCTTAGATTAACAATACGTCTCTCCATCAGATCATCATTTTTCATTTCCTCGCTTTTGGTTTTTGTTTGGGTTGTTTTGCTTGTTAAGCACATTATATTGCTTATTTTCTCGCTTGTCAAGCATTTTTAAAAAGTTTTTTGTGCTTTACAAGCATTTATTTCTGTGTTATACTATTTTTAACCGAAAGGGGTGATAAAATGAATATTGGCGAAAGAATCCGACTTCTCAGAAAGAATGAATTAAAAATGACTCAAGATGATTTTGCTTCAAAAATAGATATATCTCGTTCTAATATAGGAAATATAGAAATCGGAAGAATAGCTGTTACAGAAAGAATCATTGCTTCTATATGTAGAGAATTTAGTGTAAATGAGGAATGGTTAAGGACCGGAAACGGTGAAATGTTTGTACCATTAACAAGGAATCAGTTAATTACAGACTTTACTGCTGATCTTATAATGGAAGACAATACATTCAAGAAAAGATTAGTAGAAGCTCTTGCAAAGCTGGATGAAAGTGAATGGGAAGTCCTAGAGAAGCTCGCTGAGAGCTTAATTAAAAAAGACTAGGGGTTCCCCTAGCCTAAAAGTTTTTTGCAGAATCGGTATACAAGTTCCAACGTCTCAATGTTGTTGGACTTGTTAACCAATTCAATGATAAGTTTTTTGTAGTCCATTCGCGATCCCCCTAACTGCAAAAACACATGTTCGAAATCCCTGAATACATAATACTATTTCGGTGAATAAAAATCAATATTTTGTTCGAACATTTGTTCTGTTATTTTTTGGTACTTATGTACCTCTCTATTAAGTTAACAATCTAAAATCGGGAAACTTACGCGAAAATGGACAATCGTCCCAGATCTGGGACACTTATTGATATGGAGAGTCGATAAGGTCAGAAATTCGGACTTTCAAGCCCTTGGCAAGCAATTCCAGTGTGTCGGCTGTCGGTGATATTTCACCATTTGCAATACGGTTAATCGTTGATTTTGATATTCCAGTCGCAATGGATACTTGCCGAGTAGATAGGTTTTTATCGAGCATGATCTTATCGAGTAGTATTTTCATAATATTTTAATTGTAGTATATTCCGATACTGGAAACTACAGGGAAATACTGGAAATGGTATAATCGCTACGGCGTTTATATAGAGTGGTGTGAGGTACGGGTAAGTTAAAGGGGAAAAGTGACTATGGGATTAAAAGATGTTTTTAATATCGGGAAAATAGCAAAGGAAAATGCTGGATTAAAAGAACTAATGTCTCCAGAATTTCAAAACGCTTCCGTCCTGAATTCAAAAGTTGCAGAATTGGAAGCCAAAAAAGAACGGCTTGAAAAGGAAATTGACAAACGCACTTCCAAAATTGACGCTTTGAAGAAGGAGGCAATATTTTTCGAAGATGCAATCACGTTTCAGGAGTTTGGTCTATATACGCCACGATATGATTTTGTTACGTCAGAAGAATATAAGGAAGAATTGGATCGTATTCGTGATGCGCAGAAAAAATTGATAAAAAATGATAAAGCTATTATCGGCGCTACAACTTGGACAGTAAATGGAAGCAAAAGTAAAGGTAATAAAATGATTGCGGATATGAAAAAATTGTTTTTAAGGGCGTTCAATAGCGATTGCGAAGATGTAATAAGTAAGGTGAAGTACAATAATTTTGATATGTCTCTTAAAAAAATCCGTCAATCTGCGAACTCTATTGAAAAACTCGGGAAATCAATGTCATTACAGATTACTCAAAAATATATAGATTGGAAAGAGGAAGAGCTTACATTAGCGTTTGAATATCAACAAAAGAAGCAGGAAGAGAAAGAAGCTCAAAAAGCTGCAAGAGCAGAAATGCGAGAAGCTGCGCGACTACAAAAAGAAATTGAAGCCCAACGTAAGAAGATAGAAAAAGAACAAACTCACTACCAGACAGCTTACGAAAAACTTCTTAAGCAATTAGAAGAAGATCCAGATAACTCAGATCTTCTTGCTAAAAAATCCGAATTGGAAAATCAGCTCAATGACATCGATAGGGCTATTAAAGATATCGACTATAGAGAAGCAAACCAACGCGCCGGATACGTTTACATAATTTCAAATATAGGAGCTTTTGGAGAAAATGTTTATAAGATTGGAATGACTAGGCGTTTAGACCCTCAAGACCGAGTTGATGAACTAGGAGATGCATCTGTTCCATTTAATTTTGATGTACATGCTATGATTTTCTCCGACGATGCACCGGCATTAGAAGCAGCACTCCATAAAGCGTTTGAAGATCGTAAGTTAAATATGGTTAACACAAGAAGAGAATTCTTTAATGTAACACTCGATGAGATAAAAGAAGTTGTAAAAGAAAACTTTGATAAGACTGTAGAATTTGTTGACGTACCAGACGCTGAACAATTTAGAGTGAGTCAAAAAATGAAACGAAGACAATAATTTTTCATAATAAAAACCGCCCCTGCGCCAACAGAGACGGTCTACATACCCGAAGATATGCGATTAAAATCCATGAATATTGTATCATCTTCGGAGCAGTCACGCAAGCGGAACATATGTTTTGCGATGACTGTTATTTTTGTACCCAAATTTAAATACAATAACATAGGAGTGTGATACAATGTCTTATTTTATCTACGCCAGAAAATCCAGAAAAGACGCCGAACTGGAAGCGCTAGGGATTGATGTCCTGGAACGCCACATTACTACCCTGTTAGAGTTGGCAAAGACGCTCTCTCTTCCGATCGGTGCGATTTACAGGGAAGTTGTGTCTGGGGACAGTATCGATGCCCGTCCAGTCATGACGCAAGTCCTCTCTGAGGTAGAAGCCTGTATGTGGGATGGCGCCCTCGTAATGGACGTAGATCGTCTGGCCAGAGGTGATACGATCGATCAGGGGCGTGTGCAGCGTGCATTTTTTTATTCCAACACCCGGATTGTAACACCGAATAAAACCTACGATCCTGCAAATGAGTATGATAATGAGTACTTTGAGTTCAGTTTATTTATGAGCCGCCGGGAGTACGCCACAATCAAGCGCCGAATGCAGCGTGGCAGGGAACGTTCCAGTTCTGACGGTTATTACGTTGGCAATGTTGCCCCTTATGGATGGGAGCGCGTCATTGCGCCGGATGGAAAACACTACTCTCTCGCCCCACATCAGACAGAAGCACCCGTCCTTGATCTAATGTATGATCTGTGCGGAAATAAGCAGTACGGATACCAGAAAGCCTGTACCTATATGTCCAATATGGGAATCCTTGCAAGGAGTGGCAAACCTTTTACGCCCTCTACTTTAAAAGGGATTATCTCAAATCCAGCAAACATCGGTAAAGTCCGCTGGGGGCATCGCAAGACTGTCAGGGCTGTAAAAGATGGGCGTGTAGTAAAGTCCCGTCCAAAAGCCACAGATTACATCCTCTCAGATGCGGCATGGGCGCCACGGATCAGCCCAGACTTATTTAAACGCGCGAACCAACCAAAAGGATGTTTTTCTGCTCCAGTCAGAAACGACAGACCGATTCAGAATCTATTTGCCGGTTTGGTTCGCTGCTCTCAATGTGGCCGACTTATGGTCCGCAAGAAAGCGCAAACAAAAACGCCCTATGATATGCTGATCTGTCAGTATACAGAGTGCTCCACAGTCGGGATCCGGATCGATGAACTGGAAGAAGCTCTTCTGGGGTGGCTGAAAGACTACATAGCCAAGTATGAATTTTCTGACACTCATGAGGAAGATACTGCCGCTATTGCCGCAAAAGAATTGATCGTCACAAATTTTGAGGCCGAACATCAGACGCTTTTAAAACAGAGGGAATCCTTATTCGATTTTTTAGAGCAGGGAATTTACACAAAAGAAATTTTTATTGAGCGTTCGAATGCGCTTGAGCAGCGGATCAGAGACTGCATGAATAACATCACTGCTGCTCGTGAAGATTTGCATACCACAATCGCAAGACAGGCAAACCGGAAGAATTTTGTGCCGAAGTGCAAGAATTTATTGAGTGAGTGGGACTCTCTGACTGTCTCGGAAAAGAACAGCGCCTTGAGACAGCTGATTGACAGGATTGTTCTGACTAAGACGAAACGGAACAAGAAAAACCAGAAAAACTCTGAATTCACAATCGATGTGTACCCGAAAGTGCCGAAATAA